GAAAGCATTATGACTAAACTTCATCAATGCGGGGTTTATTTCCCTCAATATAAAATGAGGTGGTTTGTTTATGCAATTGCACGTTTGCTTAAAAAGAAAGAGTTTGATTTTAATGAGTTTATTCAAAAGCTTAAAATACAACCTAAAGCACTTCAAGTATGTAATGATGTAAATCAATATGTATCATTAATTGAAGAAATCTACAATTATCGCAGGAGGCTAAAAGTAAACCTAAGATTCTAAAAACAAAAAAGCCACCCGAAAGCAGCTTTTTTGACCAAACAATTATTTCCTATGACAAACAATTGAGCAACAAAGATAATTGAAGATTTATTTTTTTATTCGAATGTGAAAAACTATTATTGAAAACCAAACAAAAACGATATGACAAAACAAACTTTGCCAACTCTGGCCGACCTCACGCAAGACATTGAACTTGCCTACAAGAATGACCAATTCAATCTATTATTAAACCAAGAACCACCGAAACAATGGGTTAAACAACACCCATACATCAAAGGTCACAATTACCTTCCTATTGATAAAGTCGAGTATCTTTTAAGACGTATCTTTAAAACCTACAAAGTACAGATAACAGGTCAAGGCAGTTCATTTAATGGAGTTTGGGTGACAGTTAGATTATCTGTTACTAATCCTACTAATGGCGAACTTATGGAAATGGATGGAATCGGAGCGGTTCAATTACAAACAAAACAAGGCACTTCACCCGCTGATCTTCAAAACATAAATAACGGTGCTTTATCAATGGCTTATCCACTTGCAAAAACACTTGCTATCAAAGATGCAGCGGACGGATTAGGAAAGATATTCGGGGCAGATTTAAACCGAAAAGATGTACTACCTTTCACACCTGATGAACAACTTTTTTTAAGGTCAAACGCTGATAAACTAAAAGCAAATGATTAAAAGATTTGTCTTAGATACCCGTGAAACGTGGAAAGAGTTCAGGAAAGGACTAATCACAGCAAGCCAAATAAACCGCATAGCAGCGGAAGGCAAGAACGGCAATATTTCTCAAGGTGCAGAAACTTACGTCTATGAGTTAATTGAAGCAATCGAAGCTGAGGAAACACCTGACTTTTATTCTAATGCAATGGAATGGGGCAATGAACAAGAACCACAGGCGGTATTGAGATTTTGTCAAGAAATGGGATTGGACGTAAATTCCGATGATGTTATTTACACTTCAATTGGCGGGTTTATATTCTTTACTTATAGAGATATTGCAGGCGGTACTCCTGACATAATTCTTCCAAAGATGAAGGCAAGTGTCGAAATCAAATGCCCTGACAGCAAAACGCATTTAAAGTATAAACTAACTTTAACTGCTGAGAACTTTCAAAAAGAACTGCCTAAGTATTACGACCAGATGCAATTCAATACTTTCCTTACCAATTCTGAAAAGGCTTATTTTGTGAGTTTTGACCCACGAGTAAAGAAAGAAAAGCATCAATATTTTTGCATCGAGATTCCACGAGATGAAGCAAGGATTGAACACCTATTGAACAAAATCGAACTAACTAACAATTTTAAACAAGAACTTTTAAAACAATTAAACAATTAATCACACAAACAATGGAAATATCAACTAAGCAATATGGAGATTCACGAATATCACCTGCAAAAATAATTGAGATAATTGTCAAGGGTTTAAATTTTGAGTTTAAAGAAGATGTTACTAATCTGAATGGAGAAGTAGACAAAGATTTAATCGACAATTTAAGACAAATTGCGGACGAACTTGAATATCAAAATCACTTAATAAAACAAAACAATGATAGTAATTAGCTTATGCGCTGAGGATTTGAAACCTCATTTAAAAAAGAACGAAAAGAACGGTAAACACTATGTTTCAGTAGTAGTAGATGAACGTAAAGAAACGGACAAATTCGGTAACACTCACACCGCTTATATCAGCCAATCAAAAGAGCAAAGGGAAGCAAAGACACCCAAGTCTTATGTAGGCAACGGCAAAGAGTTTAAGTTCAATTCAAGTTCTCCAACGCCTGAAACAACAACCTCAAAGGAATTTACTAAGGATGAAATTGAAGAAATAGAATTACCCTTCTAAATGTACAAAATAAAAATCATTGGTTCCAGGTGCGAGTTAATTGCACCGGACAAAACAAAACAAAAGTTTAGCGAATTATACGAGTTAATTCGATACGCTAAAAATCACAAGATTAAAATTGAAAACAAAAACGAACTGCCGCAATTCTATGCGGAAATGTTGAAGTAACTTAATTTTAAAAAAAATGACACACGAAGAAAAAATTAATTACATGAAAATAGCTGCTGGAATAGTTGGCTATGGTTTTGACACAAAAGGCTTAGATATGCTTGTTTCACTTTACGAATTGGTAATTGAAAAACAAGGAGAAACTGATTTAAGAACTATTTGCAAAGTTGAAGTAGAAGTAAAAGAACGAGCAGATATTAAAAGCCATAGTGAATTACTTGATAAGGTTTCGGAAAAGGTCGGATAGCCTTGCCGCTAACTTACTTATTACAGCCATTTTATAGCACATATCCAAAAAAACAAAATTAACCAAACAATAACATGGTACTTAACAACCAAAATTTAAACACATTTTTGACACACTTAGCAGTCAAGCACAATATTGATTTGCCAAAAGAAATGAGCGAATTCGTAATTGACAAAAACCCTGAAACAAACAAAGAAAAGATTCAATTTGTGTTTATGGCAGTAAGTGCTATTTCGGGTATATCAGTAGGCAATCTATTAGGAAAGGACAGGAAAGCAGAATACACCATTTGGAAACACATTGCAAGGTATATCTGCATCATGAATAAGTACGGCTCATTGAAGTTTATAGCTACTGAAATTGGTCACATGGATCACTCAACGCTAATCTCCAGCAGAAACAAAGTGAACGATTTACTTGACTCAAAAGATAAGCAAATGACTGAATGTTTCAACCAAGTCAAACACCTTTTAAAATGAAATTAACTAAGAAAAAAAAGATGTTAATTGCATCCGCTGCAATTCGTGATATTCAGATTCTTAGTCTTTCAATCCTTCAATACAAGTCTATTGCCAGCGAATTAAAACCACTTATAAGAGATGAATTTGACGAAGATGTATCGAAGGCTATCTTTAATATATTCGCTAATTCAAATCTACTTAATTCGAAGTTAAACGAAATCTATTCAAGGCATAAACAAGCTAATCAATACTTGCAAGATGCAGACGGATTGACTCACTTAGAGGAGATGAGTACTCAGGTTTTAGAAAAAATGAATGAAGTTATTGCAAATTACAAAGTTTAAACTTAATATTGAAAACCAAACAATTTAAAATATGATACAAACTTATGAGGAGTTTTTAGACTCCAAACGCCACACAATAGGCGAATTTGGATTCGAACCTAATTTTATTCCTGACATTGCTTTTGACTTTCAAAAACACATCATTGAAAAGTCTATCAAAAAGGGACGTATTGCAAACTTTGTCGACACTGGTTTAGGCAAAACATTAATTCAACTTTCAATAGCTAAAAACATCATTCAACACACTAATAAAAAGGTATTAATACTTACACCTTTAGCGGTTGCATTCCAATTTATTTTAGAAGCTGAAAAAATAGGGGTTGATGATATTGAATACTGCAAAGACGGTAAGCACACTAAAAAAATAGTTATCTGCAATTATGAGCGATTACATTATTTTGATAGTTCGGATTTTATTGGAGTTATTCTTGATGAAAGTTCAATCTTAAAAAACTTTGACGGTAAAATTAAATGGAATGTAACAGAATTTGTAAAGAAAATACCATACAGATTTTTAAGCACAGCAACCCCCGCACCAAATGATTATATTGAATTTGGAACAAGTAGTGAAGCGTTGGGTTATTTGCCTTATATGGATATGATTACAAGGTTTTTTGCAAACAATGAGAATAACATAAGACCTCAAGATATTGGCACAAAATGGTATCTAAAACCTCATGCAAAGAATGATTTTTTTAGTTGGCTTAATCAATGGAGTTTATCAATTAAAAAGCCGTCTGATTTAGGATTTGACGATACAAGATACTTTTTACCAAAACTGAATGAAAATATACACTACGTTAAAAACAATTCAAATTGGGTTATTGAGGGGCAAATGAAACTTTACAACGGACTTGCAAAAACAATGAGCGAAGTTAGAGAGGAACAAAAGCAAACAATAAAAGAAAGATGTGAAAAGGCTTTTGAATTAGCAAAAGATAAGACCTCAGTTTATTGGTGCAATTTTAATGATGAAGGTGATTTACTTGATGAAATGGATAGCGAAGCGATACAGCTAAAAGGGGGCATGACACTTGAAAAGAAAGAGGAAATATTATTAGCTTTTGCAAATGGTCAAATTAAGCGATTAATAACTAAGCCAAAAATTAGTTCATTCGGATTAAATTGGCAGCATTGCAATCATTCAGTTTACTTTCCTACATGGAGTTATGAACAATATTACCAAGCTGTTAGAAGGTTTTGGAGATTTGGTCAAAAAAACGAAGTCAATATAGAATTAGTTTTATCCGATGGTCAGAAAAGAGTTATTGACACTTTGCTATACAAGACAAATAAAGCTATTGAGTTTAACCAATTGATTCAAAAAAACATTAATACAGCCGTTGACTTATCAACAAAAGAATTTACAAAACCAATTACAAAACCAAACTTTTTATAACATGAAAAATCTAATCAAAGACGAAACAATTACAGACAATTACGCAATTTACAACGGAGATTGTATAGACGTATTGAACACCATTCCTGATGATAGCGTTGACTTATCAATTTACTCACCACCATTTGCAGGACTTTACAATTATTCAAGTTCTGAAAGGGATTTTAGCAATTGCAATACAAAAGAGGATTTCTTAAAACAATATGAGTATTTGGTTAAAGAAATGGCAAGAGTAACTAAATCGGGGAGAATAAATGCGGTTCATTGTCAAGATATTTTAACAGATACAACTAAGCACATTTTATATGATTTCCCTCATGATATTATTGAACTCCATAAAAAATACGGATTTAGTTTTCATAATCGAATTACCATTTGGAAAGAGCCTTTAGAAGTCCGCATGAGAACAATGGTTAGAAGTTTGATGCACAAGAATATTGCAGAAGATTCAACTATGTGTTTTACCGCTATTCCTGATTATGTTTTAATCTTTAAAAAGATTGGAGAAAATAAAACCAAAGTAACAAACCCAAAAGGATTTAAACGATATTATGGAGAAACTCCATTATTGCCAGCTATGGAGAAAAAATACGGTAAATGGGAACATATCGTGTCAAAACATAAAGACGATAACAATCTTGATGATAATCACTTGACAAATAAATTAAGTCAAATAATTTGGCAAAGATACGCATCAAGCGTTTGGGATGACATTCGAAACGATAATGTATTACCTTTCCATGACAGCCGAGAAGATGATGATGAAAAGCACGTTCACCCGCTACAATTAGACGTTATTGATAGGTTAGTTGAATTATATTCAAATCCTGATGAAGTCGTTCTAACTCCATTTATGGGGGTAGGTAGTGAGGTTTTTAGTCCCGTTTCATTAGGCCGTAAAGCAATCGGAATTGAGTTAAAAGATTCTTACTATAAACAAGCTATTTTAAATTTAAAGGAAGCTAAAACAAGATTCGCAGCTCAAGATTTACAAAAATCATTATTCTAACTTATGAGAAACACACAAAAACAAGCTATTATTAAGCTATTAAAGAAAAGGTATGTAAGCACTTGGGATGCGTTCGATTTAATCGGATGTACCAAATTAGGCACAAGAGTAAGCGAGTTGATTCAATCTGGCAAGTACGAAATTTCAAAGCGTGACAAAAAGGTGACTACTCGATACGGTGCTAAGGTTGTAGTTAAGCAATACAAGATTTTAAAAGAGTATGAAGCCAAAAAAGTGTAAGTCCTGCAAGATTCCATTCACTCCGAAACATTCTACAACTGAGGTAGCTTGTTCTATGACTTGCGCAATTGAATTAAGTAAAATAATTGTCACTAAGGAACGAAACCAAAATAAGCGATTAGAGCGTGAAAAGTTGAAAAGTGGATTAATGACCAAAGGCGATTACGAAAAGGCACTACAAACTAAAATTAACTACATGGTGAGGCTAATTGATGAAGGTTGTAAGTGTATCGGATGCAATAAACCTAAAAAGCTGGAGGCAGGTCACTTCGCTGCCAGGAGTTCACACCCTTACATCAAGTTTCATTTAATGAACGAATTTGGAGAATGCAAATTTTGTAACAATTATAAGAGTTCAAAAAGTGATTACGTTGACGGCTTAATTCGTGAATTTGGTCAAGATATATTCGACTATATTACAAGTCTTAAATTGGAATGGAAAGACTTATCCTGGGAGATTCACGAACTTAAAGAATGGATTAAGAAAAGTAACGAGTGTATTAAGTTTATTGAAGCGTTCAAAAAAGACAAACAAATACCTTTGAATAATTCAGACCGTATTTTGTTAAGGGTTCAAGTAAACGAGTTAATGGGAATTTATAA